CACCTGGAGATCCATAGACTCCACGCCAATCAGACCAACCGAAGCTGTATCTTTCTCTCGCTTTGTACCTAACATTACCAGTTTCGAAGTCTCCTTCCATACCAGTACTCATTGCAGCTCTTTCGAAATGCTTCATGCCGTTAGGTGCATCAGTTTTGATAAAGAATGCATCTGTGTCAGTTAGATAATGGTTAACCGTGTAGCCTTCTGGCAACATGCCCATATTTCTCATGGCATTGATGTCATTATCTGAAGTTCCCACTCTTCCAGGAGAGTTTAATATCCTGTCAGCTACAAATTGTAGTTGTGGAGGAACGATCAGTTTTCTAGCTTGCACGTTCACCTTAATACCTCTTTCATCTTTTATTCCAGAGATATCAATTAAGGCGTTTTCTAACGAAGTTTCGTTCAAATCTGCCGCAGTACTTGGCTCATTTTTCTGGTCACCAGCTGTTAAAGTTGGATGATCAGTAGTCATGAGTGGTTTACCATCACCTCCTGGATAGGAAGTAGAGAAACCATTATTAAGCACGTTTGCAGCTTTTACTTGCTTCGTGTTTGCCATTGATCTAGCTAAAGCTCTAGTATATCTAGAAGAAAGCGTATCGTAGAGATTATCTTCGATTGCTTCTTCTGTCAATGCAAAGGCCAAAGCTATTGTTTCATGAGTGTAACGAGATGTGAAGGTTTCTTGCGCTGTATCATAACTTACTGCTGCACCTTCTCCTTTAGTGGGAGCTTGTGCGAAGCCTGATAACATCACTTCTTCCTCAAACGCTCTATCTGAAGTTTCTGTATCGAAAATTTCAGAATGCTCGTTCTCGTAACGATCATACTCGAGACCAAAAAGTGCGTTCAGTCCTGGCTCGAGTTCTTTTACTAATTGCGCTCTATTAATAGCCATTTACGTCACCTCTTAGTCATTGCCGAACGTGGAAGCTGGGAATATGAAGTACCCTCTAGCGTATTGCGCATTAGCAGTATTATCTGGACGAGCCACATAAGCCACTAATTTTGCTATACCACTAGCGGTAGTCGTAGTCACACCTTCTTTCGAACGGTTGTTGTTAGTATCACCTGCAGTTGTAGAGATAGTGTGGACCTTTCCAACATCTGTCTGTGCAGGAGTCCCAGTAAACTGAGCCTCATAGACAATGTTTGGGTCGGCATACACATATGCCTTCATATTTGCAGAACCTAGTGTAGCAGTACCAGAGACAAATCTTCGTGTGAAGACTACCTCCCCAGTAGTTTTTTGGTATTCAGCGCCACCAAATACACCTAGCGGAGCATCAGACGCCCCTCCTTGAAGTACATATCCACTTGTGAGCTTTACGACGTCACCTGAAAAGATATCGCCAGTAGCACCACTTTGGATAGGAAACTCAGAAGGGCGAATTGTGCCTCCAGCTATGTGATATGCTGGTGTGAAACCATTTGGGTCATTTACATTAGCCATTTATTTCACCTATAGTAAGTTAATAATTAAATTGACGATTACTAAGAATCGCCTCCTTTACCAAATGTGACTTGAGTATTCCTATTAGGTTTACTAATAGGCATCCTGTTGTCACTTTCTCGCATTAGATTTGAATCGACTGCCTCCATTTGGTCTGAAGCCATTTTATTGTAGTATGCACGTCGTTGTTCGACGGTTTCGATTGGTATCTTTGCGAGTATCAACCCACCTACTCCGATTACGCCAGCATGTCTACCTTCGTCAACTGTTGGTGCTTCAAATTCAGGGTGTTCCTCTGCTCTCACAGGTTCCCATCCTTCACGAATACGTTTCGACATATTCGCTTTATCTTCTACTCCGACCATTGATTCCCGTAGCCATCTGTAAACATACCCAGAAGGGGGCGTTGGTGCGTCTAATAAAGACGGTGGTTGCCATGGTTTTGCGCGAGCAGCTGTTGCTCGACTATCTGCAGATCTTGGAGCCCGATCTGAGGTGGTATCTTTTTCTACATTGTTTGTATTAGTAGCTACCATTTTTATCTCCTTCACTTAACGTGTTTAGCGTATTCTTCAAGTGGAACACCGAGTCTCTTCGCTATCGAGATTTGACTTGGTGACAACCTGACTGTGCGTCCTTTTCCTGTTTTGCCTCTAGCCCCTCGGCTAGAATTTACAACATTCTCTTGAACGTTATTTATTTGAGAAACTTCTCCACCACCATTAAACTTGTGGGGAAAGGCTTCCGCCAATCTTCGATCTACCTCCTGATAATAATCATCAGATGCTGGATCAAAACCTTCTTGTTCGACTAACTGTCTATGAAAAGCAAAAGCACTTGTTGTCATAGCCAAATCATTACCGAACCAATCATTCTTTGCTGCCCACTCCTGAGCCTTAGCATCAGGTTGTGGGGGAGCTTGTTGCACATCTGGTTGTTGCCGAACAACTGGTTGCTCTTTTTCT